CTAAATTCCTTTAAATTCTTTTCCTCAAATCCATATTGTTCGGCAGCTTTGGCTACATTTTCTGATGGAACATTGCCCATTACACCCGCAATTCCAGCATAAGTAGGCGCTGGTTTAGCAGTGGCTTGTTTATATTTTAGTTCATCGAGCTTTTTTCCAGCTTTATCTAAATAGAAAACAAATTTCTCAGTATCACCAGTGGCTAATCTAACACTACCTTTAACTTCAGTAAACCCTTTAGCTAGTTGTTTTGGAGTAGATACATTAATACCAGAAATAGAACCACCAAGTTCTTTAATTCTATTGGTAACTTCTCTAATTCCATTAGCAATTTCAGTGCCCCTGAATTCAGAAATTTGATTTAGTCTTTTACTAACATCAAAAGTATCAGCAGATTTAGTTGTTCCAGTAGGGGCTGTCCCAACAGCAGCGGCGGCATGTTGTTTCTTTATGGTGGCAGGGTCCATCTGATTAGCGGCTTGCTGAGATAGGGACATTTTCTGAGCATCTGTAATCTTTGCTGCTATTCCTGCCTGTTTAGTTTCTTCCTGTACTATTCTTTCTAATACAGTAAGTCTCTTTTTAAGCATTGCTTCTATTCTTTCTTGACGTGTCAAACCTTCTTTATCGTCAGAAGATATGAAATCCATTTCCCTGTTTATACCGCCGATACCTCTGCTTAAAAATTTGCTCATTTTAGCGCTTGGGGTAGTGGGTATAGGAATATTTTCTTGTAATTGATAACCAGCAGCCTGATATAATTGTTGTCTTACAGATTGGCTACCTGATAGGTAAGCACCGCCGCCTATTCGTGGTCTATCTGCTACTCCCTTACCAGCCAAAACCTTTTCAATCAGTCTAGTTATAGACTGTTCTGTAGGTATTCCAGTACCTCTTACATTAGACGTAATTACATCACGTATTTTACTTATTTTGGATAAGGACGCATTTAATTCTTCAACAGATTTTTTTGCTTTTTCTGCTGAACTAGATACTGAATTTAGATCATTAGCTACTTGTTTAATTTCATCTGCCATTACTCTATTTCATCCTCTGAGATTATTAACTCAGCTTTTTTAGTAGATTTTCCAGATATTATTCTATCTAACCACTTTTCCATTTCTTCTGGGTATGCCCACCATATATGCCATTCAGAAGGTCGTTTTTCTTTCGGGAGTTCGGATAAGTTATCAATCTGTTGACGTTTTCTAATAACGTATGAGATTGTATATGGCAGGTCTTTTAAATCCTCTATGTTCCTATCCAAAGGTATTTTTAATTCCTTTGCTATTGCCCATAAGGAAACAATAGCATTACTCCTTGCTATTTTTTTAGGTCTTCGCTATTTATTTCCAATTCAGAATAAAACTCTAAAAGTTGAGATTTTATATCTGTTGGTATATTTTGGAACTCTTCAATCGAATCAAAAAACTTATTTTTAAAATTTCTATCGGAATAACAACCAAAAAATACACACATATCTCTAAATTTAGAAATCATCTCTGTTTCACATACTTGACTAATCAATATTCTTTCATATTCACTAAAGATATCATCTAGAGATTTTTCTGATATTTTTTCTCTTTCTTTTTCTAGTTCTGCTTTTATACTATCCCTAATCTGATCTTCTCGTTTTTGAGGAAATTCATCAAGTAGTTTTTGATATTCTTCTTGTTCCTCTAGAGTAGCAGTAGAATCTGGTTCCTTTGGTATGTTAAACTGAAGTTCACTAGTGGCTCTAGAAGCTAAATCTCTCATTTTACTAAGAACTATATTTTCTACATATAATTCTTTATCTTCTAAAGTTTTTTCTGGAATAAATGCTAATCTTTCATCTGAATCTATTTCCTTTAATTTCTTTCTTATTTCAGCAGACTTTCTTAGTGCATATACTCTAGATTTATTTAAATCTTCGTCACCAACTATTCTAATAAAAATATCTGATAGTCTTTGCCCATTATTATCTGATATTTCAAACTTTTTTCCCCAAGTAAACAACTTGGAAATGTTAATATTATTTTTTTCTATACTAATCATTTTTTCCCTTTCTAGAAAATAAAAAGGACTATACGTGAGAAGTAAATCTCCTTTTACACGTATAGTCCCTTTAACTAATCCCTTTTTGACGTTTGTTAGAAACTACTAATTATTAATAGCTTCCTGAATAAACGAGACACTGACCTGTAGCACTTCTGAAATTAAATGTTTGGGTTGCGTTTTGGTTCACTGTACTAGCATAACTGTCTCCAACTATAGTAATATCAGGAACATATACAGTCTTTAGAACTGTATAAGGAGAAGTAGTATCACAAGGATCAAGTAATTGAACCCTTAGTGGTAAACCACTTGTTACACAACCAGCACCAATTTCAAATTCTGTGTCACCTGAACTGGTAGAGCCTGTAACCAATAGATCAATAAGTTCGGTATCTGTATCAAGTACTGTAATAGTACCTTCAACGGATGGAACTTGTCTTTGATAACCAATAACTGTTCTACTACCCATTTCTCTAACGGGCTGTACATTTAAGTTACCATTGATTGTTATTGATTGGACTCTTTGAATAGATTCGGCAGTAATTTTTACTAATACATCTTTACCACGAATAGCAGGTGGAACTAATATGTCAGTGATGTATGACCAATTAGTTCCAGCAGGGTTAGCATGATATACAGCTAACACCTGTGCAGACAGGGCATCGCCTGTAGTTAGCGTAGTACCAACGATTCTATATTCACCAGTAGCGGGAGCACCTGCTACTTCTGTTAGGTACTCACCATCTAAAATTACAGAAAGACCATAATTACCATTCTTTAGTACAATTGGGGTTTGAGATAGAGTGAATGATGTTGTACCAACAGTAAAGCGGTCAACAATTACATCATTCTTAAACCATCTTTTTTCTGAGCCGATTAGGGTATAATCTTCAGTTGACTCACCATCTACACTATAAGAAAAACTAAAATCTCTTACTTGTAATTTCTTAGCATGGGCGGTTTTAACAAAGTCAGATAAACTAGCGTCTTTGATGAATAGGATTGCATCTGCTTCAGCCAATGCGGAAATATCAACCCCCGCACCTGGATAAGCAATTGGATCACTGCCTGTTAATACAGAGAATACTTTTACACCAACATCAAAGGCACTAAATGTTAGAGTAATATTAGGAGTATCTTTTGTTGTTCCAGCTAATGTGTTAGAACCCAATTCATAGATATCTGTAGCTGGAATATCAGTAGTCATATTGACGTTCTGAACTCTTGATACAGAGAAGCTATCATAGGGGCCTACAACCTTTAGCTGAACATCCTCTGATGGAATAGCTAGGCGTTTTGCCATAATTTATCCTCCACTTAAAATTGATTATAGACCGAACTATAAGTTACCGTTGATCTATAATAGAGTTTATCTACTAATTCGGGCAATATCGTGATAATCTCCATACGGATTTCTTCAGGCTCTAAACAGCCTAGTCTTGTTGGTATAATTGGAGGAAATCCTTCGTCATAATTATATACGGGTACGCATTCCTCCAGCGCATTTAAAATTCTATAGGCGTACTCATCTCTTTGCGATTTATTTTTTGCGAACACATCTATATACCAAGTACGTGTTTGCAATCTCTTTCTGTTACCTAATTCAAACCTCGATGTAACTATAGTATCTGCTACTACAGAGATTGTAGGTATGGTTAAGTTACTTAAAGGAAAATCATCTACTACAGTGATGAAATCTGTAGCATCAAACAAATCCTTTATAAAATAAAATATTGATAAGTCTTGCTTTCGTTCTAGATAAATATTAGTATCCTCCTGTTGCTGCTCGTATTTGTTTAGCTAATGCAACAGTTCTGACTCGTACACCACCGCCCAATCTAATTCTTTTGGGAGCATTTCCAGCAATAATTTCCTTAGCTAACAAAGTTACTTTGGTAAGATTGGCTTTTTTTAGTTGACTTTCTCCGACGAACTCATTTAATTTATCCAGTGCTTCTTGTGTTGGTTGATCTGTTACCAGTTCTCCAGAACCTATTTCTTCCAAATAATCGGCTATTTTTTCTTCTGCCTCTCGAATTTCATCATATATGTCTTGAACTACTCTACCATACCAGTTATATTCTTGATATCCTTTTTGTTTTAAATACTCATAATCTCTATTAAAAGTATTTTGAAATAAATTTTTTAGTTCTTTTCTGGTTTTTTCAACAAAATTAGTTGGACCATATTTAGGAAAAGGTTCTCCGTCTCCTCCTAA